TAATATTAGCAGATTGATGTTTTAATCCTAAATGTCCATTCCCACCTGTTCCTTTAACGTGTAAAGATTTTGCATTTAAACTAAACGTACCTAAATCAGTATCTTGAGTTGCACCTGTGTAAGGTACAAATCCCGAACCGCCACCACCGCCTCCATTAATAGCAACTAAACTACTTAATTGTGTAACACCATCTCCAATGAACAATTCACTTGTTGTTTCATTGAAAATAAATTGACCGTTTTTTAAAATTAAAGTAGGATTTGCAGAAAAGAACGCTGCATTTTTTTTACCTACTCTTATATCTACATTTGCCATTAATTAATAGGATCTATAATTGTTGATGTATTGCCTGTAATTGTATCTATAATTTGTTGTAACACCTCAACTGTATAAGTGCCACTTGTATTAAATGTTTGCAATATGTTTCCGTCTTGGTCTTTTATTTCAACTGTGAAATTATTTTGGCTAATTTGACCGCCAACGTAAATATAATTATTGGTTAAAATATTTCCGCTGTTAATTGGTAAATTGCAACTATCATTCCCAATTGGTGAGCTTATAGTTAAATCAAAGTAATTACTAGCAACATCATCGTCATTTCTATCAATGTCATGAGTTACATTTACATTCATATTTACTTTAAAAGAACCGATTAAACCACTATTTGAAACTTGACGTAAATACATAGGCAAATCCCAACATATACGCTCAGTATCACTTAACACATGGTTTAAGTTGCTCAAATCTTTTTGCACTAAATCTGAAATAATAATTAAGTAAGTCCTAGTTACTATTTTGTTTTCCATGCTTTGATTTTGCAAAATAGCATTCATAAATGGATATACTATTTTAACATTCGTATCCGCTTCTGATTCATTACCAAAGTAAAATGAATTAATGCCTTTATGCTTAACAGCAAATTGGCTTAACAACTCTATGTCCTGATTAAGTGTTAGCATTTATCTTCGCATCTATTATAATAATCATTAATAGTGTTTTCGCTATCCTTAACCCAAATTCCATTAAAGTAATTTTTTCTACTTGCATTAACTCCCGAAGTTGTAGCTTCGTCATACTTTGGAAAAGTATTTCTATTTACATCTAAGTAATCCATTAATAATTGAGCATAAGCCTTTGCTTTTAATGTCCATTCATCTTTTAATAATTGAACATCATTAGTATCGGCTGCATTTGAGTTAGCACTATTCTTAACTTGTATTCCTTTATTTTGGTAAGCAAATTTAAAAGAGTAACTAGATTCCGCTTTAATGTACCACGCTAAACATTTAGCTATATAATTATTAATTAAATTCTTTTCGTTTGTATAAGATGATAATGAAGGATTGGCAATTATTTTAGTCTTTAAATCTTCATATAATGGAGTGCCTAAAATTGGTTGTATGTAAATGTCCTGCACCATTATAATAGTGCTTTCAAGTTTTTTAAAGTCAACGTTCCCGTCAACCCCTACCAACTTTTTAAAGTAGTCCTCTTGTATGAATAAAACGTCTGCCATTAGTTTTTAGCTTTTCTTCTTCTTGTTTCAGCAACCCAAATATGTCTACATTCAGGGGTTGTAATTCCATTGTTAGAATTGGTATAATAACCACCTCTATAATCCCACGCGTTAGTACCTAAATCATTTTCAGTGCTATCAATATCTTCAAATGTTAAATAGTTTCTAGGATTAGACATTTTAGCCATTAGATCACTACAAAACTTTCTGCTTTTAATTGGTTTACCGTTTTTATCTAATTTAGGCTTATCATCACTTAAAGCATATTTATAAACTGTGTAAATTTCATCACTTACAATAGGTTTAGTTTCCTTTTCTATAGCTTTTTCAGTTGGTTTAAAACCTATACTATTATCAACTAAATAACCATTCTTAGTTAACCTTGCAATTGATTCACTAATCTTTAAAGCATCATATTTTAGAGTGTTTGCAATTTCATCAATAGTAAGTGTTGGGTTTCCTTTTAAAGCATTTAAAACAGCACTATCTAATTCCTCCACGCTAATTACTAAAGCATCCGCAAACTTCATTATATGCCTTTCGTATTTTAAAGCATCATTTGAATTATGAATATGTTTTTTAGTTTCCAATACTTCGTAATCTTCGCCATCTTCTTTAATTAAAGATAGTAATCTAGTTAATACCTTATCTTCTTTATCAGTTGACATTTTAGCATCTAATCCATCATTGATACCTAAGAATTTTTTAGCTTGACTAACTTTGAATCCATAAGCCGTTAAACTTGCAATTGCTAAATCTGGACTTTCATTTTTACCAGCTCTAAACTTTCTTACAATTCTATCAATATGGTTTTGTTCCGTTGCACTTAATCCAGTTAACAATTCGTTATATTCATCCGCCTCTGCTTGTACTGGTTGACCATTAATATCAGTTTGAACTGGTTTTAACGGGTCATAACCTTTTAATTTTCTTCGTTCGTCTTGAGTTAAATCCACATCATTTGACAAGTCAATACCTACTAAACTAATAGGGTCGAATGTCATTTGTAAATATTCACCAGTCTTAACAAATGATAAATAAGATAAAAATTCTAATAAATCATTTTGTCTAGGTTCTACATATCCTTTTACAAATAACTCTTGTAACGTTAATAAATCAGGTGAACCACTTAAAAAACTATCATCAAATTTTATATTAAATAATTCAGATGCCATTTCATGTCCAGCAAATACTTTCTTTAAAGCTCTTTTAGAAGTGTATAAAAAACGCTCTGCCATATCTGTAGGCGTTACATCAACTACCTCAGGGGCTTTGTCATCTCTTTCTGAATGCACTATCATTACAGGCTCTCCTTCTTCACCTGTGTATGTACTTTTTATTCCTTTATCAATTGTAGCGACTGTTTTATCGTCAGGAGAACCATTGAAAAAGTTAATAATTTTACCCATTGATAAACCATTGTTTACCATGTTACTATTAGCTTTACTAATTGTAATATCTGTATTTATATCCTCTGTAACGCTTTGGTACTGTGCAATTGGATAAACCGAATTAATTTTACTAGCAGTTGCCGAGTAGTATCTGAAATCTATAAAGAAAGAGCCGATTTGTTTTTCTTTATCGTTCCATTTTAAAATTTCTTTTATTTCATTTTGATACTTATTTTTTGTCCAATCTTTTGAAAAATACAATACTTCACCGTCCTCTGAAAGTCTGCAATTTGCTGAATTTAAAAAATACATTTCAATTGCTTGACCTTGCAGATTAGTTATAACCTCAATAAATTGACCGTTAAAAATTTCAGTATTTAAACTTATTTTTTTTCCTACTTGATTTAAAGTTTCTTTTTTATTGAAATTATCTATAAAAGCATTTACTTTAATTTCATCAACTTTGTTTTTTGCTTTTAATCCTTTTCCCCAAATGTATCTAGCTTTACGATTTAAGATAGCTCTATGCTCAGGGTGTTCATCATATAGTCTGATTAATTCTTGTGGATATAAATTGTTTTTACCATACTTAATATACCCATCGTTACCAACAGTAAATGTCAATTTAGGCATATTCTTTAAGCCTATCTGAACATTTGATATTTTCATTTTATTATCCATTAAATACTATCGTTTGCGTTTGGTTTCCGTTATATTGTGTTAACTCGGTTGCATTGTCAGGCACTTCTAATTTGCCTGTTTCAACTTTATTAGTTGCAAGTAACGGGTCTAAATTTGTGGTACTTGTTTGTTCATAAATATTATAAGTGTAAAATCCTGTTAACGGCAATTCAAAAGTACCGTTAAGTAAATTTTCAGTTGTATTTTCAATTAAATTAAACTCATTAAATCTAACTGAATTAGGGCTAATATCATTAGCAATAAAATTTTTCACTTCACCGCTTTGGTCATTTATAACCTCAAACAAATAAACTACATTTGTTAAAGTAGTCTTTTCGGAAAGCGTTAACATTACGTTATTCGTACTATTTTTATTTACAACTATCACTAATTATATATACAAATAATTTATTTTTTTACAAAATAAAAATGCTACTCAAATTAATGAATAGCATTTTTAATGTAATTAATTTAAACGATTAACTTAACAATCCTGCT